CTGTGTAGCCTCTCGCAAATTACTTATACGATTGTTTGCTCTATCCCCGTCGATGTGGTCAATCTGTTTACTAGGCCATTCGCCGTTATGGAGCGCCCACGCCAGACGATGCGCCATGTAATTCCTATCAACCTTTATTCTAACATATCCTTTCCGTGTAATACACCCGGCTATTTTACCTTTTCGTCTTCCAATCAACCAAGTAAACTTACCCGTCTCAGGGTCGTAAGACAAACCATCAGATATTTGTTTTATGCTAATCACGGGTGCCTCCTTTAATGGCACACCCAGTATAGCACACCCAATGTTCTTATCAACCCTTCGATGATATTTTGCGAGCGAGTCTCAGAGCGTCTTTGACTTTGCTTCTATGCTTGTAATTTCCACGAGCGGTGTGGATTGAATTTTCATTGCTGCGAACGTCGCCGCCTTTAGCCATCATGTTGGCTCTTTTGTATTCCTCAAGAGACATCGGCATTCTGGTGTTTCTGTCTCCATATATTATATTTTCAGGATTAGGGTCAGGTCTATTTCTTTCACGAAATTGATTTTGCCACGGATAATCTGTTTCTCTTTGCTTTTGCGTTAAATTCCTGCGACCCTCTACATTGTAAGAATTAATTTCATCAAGCTGATTATAATAAGCGTCCAGCGGCGACATATTATTCTTGGCGGCGTATTCAGTTAAATGTTTATACTCAGGTCCGTAAGCTTCAGGCCCACCCTCAAAATCATTAATTGCGTGATTAATTTCATGCAACAATGACGACCTTGCTTCTCCCCTTGTCTTTGGCATGCTGTTCATATTTAACCCTATGAACCCATTTTCATGCCCTGGTAAGGGAGCAATTCTATGAACAGGACTATAAATAGCATTAACATTATTGTCTAAACCATTCATAAGATAAACAGGCATATCAGAAAGATGAGGATACTTTTGGTATAACTCAGGGTGATCCATAACTTGAGACAAAGTTGTCCTTTGTGGAGCCTTGCGGCTTAAATAATTTGCAATACCTAATTGCTCAGGCGACATATTATTCAGATTTACAAATTCAGTTTTAGAAAACTGCGGAGACTCCATAACCTTAGACCCCAGATCAGAGAATTCAGTTTGTAAGGTTCCCGTTGGGTCTTTGTATGAATTAGTCCATTGCCACACTTGTTCACGCGGTGCATTCTGCCTTAACATAGAATTAGCGACGTTTCTTTTAGATATTTCCATTGGTGTGAAGTTGGCTCTTGGCCCGGCAAACATACCAACGGCGCCAACGGGCGCTCTGTTAAACGCCGTTCCAGTTCCTAAAGCGCCCATGCCTGTGTCTTTTGCCCATTGCACCGCCTCATCTGAGGCGCCAACGCCCTTTCCACCACTTGCATCCCACTCGCCTGTCAAGGTCTGTCCGGGCTTTTTGGCCTGTTCCAACGCACCTTTGGCAATATCACTCGCCATGCCTGCACCAATAGCGCCGGCCCGCTTCCAACCGGGTTCTCGGGGATCTTTTGCAATCGCAGCTATGTCTGTCCCATTATTAGGAGCGGGAAATTTTTGTTCTAGAGTTGTGGCTTCCGGTGCTGGCGCAAACGATGCCGCATTTCCAAGCGCACCATTATTAATGTCTTGTTTAACAAAACCATCCGTAGCGTAACCATTACGGATCATGCGCATTGCACGGTCAACGCTGCCGCCATCAGCGCATTTCCAAGCCCTCAGTGACTTGTTGATCCGACTATCAGGGTCATTGGCCGTCTCAGAGCTAGTGAGCTTCGCCTTCATGCCCTTCATGCGGGCGCAGAAAGAATCACGCCTAGATCCGCCTTCCGGTTGTGGTGGCTTAATATCATGGCCTTGAGCTTTAAGAGATGCCCTACCTTTGGCATTCAACCCACCATTGGGGTTCTTGCCCTCCTTGCGGGTCCATGCCCCACCACCACTGGCTTTGGCAGCGCGCATGTTATCCACTAGGGTTGGGTATGGCCTGCCAGCGGCTTTAGCTGCGGCCTTGGCCTTAGACTTCTGCTCGGAAGACAGATGATGCGGCTTGCCTAAATCATCCGGGCGCGGCTTGTCCCATACGGCGCCTCCCTTAGCGAGACGCAACGCCACATCAATATGATATTTAACCATTTTCCTCATCCTGCGGTGGGGGAGAGGTCATTGCCCTGGATCTTTCAAGAGCAAATTCGTGGTCGCGCTCTTGTTGTCCAACTCTTAATTCGTGCTGTCTTCTATCTTCCGCAGCCTGAGCGTCAAAAGCCTTGCGCTCATCAATCTGCCTTTGGCTCTGCGACCGATCTAAATGCTTGTGCTCATTCTCGTGATTGATCTTATCCTTATGAACAATCATGGATTGCATAAAACGCATCTTCTCAAGCTGCATATCCGTATCACGATCAGCGGCATGGTTAATCGCGTCCGTCTTAGCCATCATTGCCTTGGTATCAATGTCCTTGATCTTTGACTTGGCAATGGCAACCTTCGTCGCAGCATCCAGACCATTTGCCTCTGTCTTGGATTGAACATCCTGAGCCTTGGCCTGAGCCGCAATCAACGAAGCCTGAGCCGACATCATCTTGGCAGGATCAACAGGAGGCGATGTCGGAGGCGCAACCTTGCTAAACAGAGACATCGTGTCTTCAAGGCCAACCATGTCAAACAGTCTCTGAACCACTAGCTTCATGTCAAACATTGTTGGCATTTGCTGGGCGAGCTGGAACAGGGCAATCGCCTTCTGAATTCTCATTGTCTGACTTGAGATATTCGGATCAGCTTTCGGGACAATATCATAATTGTCCAAAGCTGCCTGGAGCTGAACAGCGTCTTTCTGGAAGCCAGGATTTTTATTCGACCTCCAAAGGCTCTCCGGATAAAGCCGGAATAATTGTTTTAGAAGCCCAAATTCTTTCTGTTGCGCATTATGCAGCCGCTTGTGAACCGCACTCAGCGTCTTCTGAGCCTGTTCGATCATGGCAATCGTGGTGCCTACTGGAGCGTCCTGTCGCCCCTCACCTACCTGTAACTCAGCCGTTCCCCCCAAACGCTGAGCCGTCTGCTCCACGCTCTGCATGATGTTCAGAAAGCCAGTCGTTACATCACGATACGGCAGAGGCAGGAACGCTTCCTTCAGCGGCACACCATCCACATCCATAGGGGCAACCTGTCCCGGGCCTACTCGGATCGTCGTCGTCTGTTGCCTACCCGTCGAGCGCGCCATGACTCCACCGGGGAAATTAGCAAGCATTCCATTATCCAGAGCAATACGCCAAGCGGCAGTAAGAGCGCGAGCAGCGTTACCAAGGATATGCAAAAGCCCAAGATTAACACCGGGAAAAGCAGGAACGAAGATATATTCGACAAAAACTTCTTTACGAATGAAGAATTCATCGCCTTCCTCCCACCATCTGCGGATGTCGAGAATTTCTCTGGACTCTTTGTCTATCGTCACTCGATAGGGTAGGGGCAAGCCATCCTTGTTCTCAAAGCCAGAGAGATTTAATTCGCAATAGACTTCCCATATCTCTCGGTCTGTCTCGTTGGGCTCTAGCGTCGTCTTGGGATCAACGCCTGCAATCTCCTGCAACGTGATCTCTACAGGATTGCCAAGCCCTAAGAAGTTGCTCATCAGCGATACATCACGCCAAGCCCCAGCGATCTGTAGCCGCTTCACGTCGGACGGCTTCATCTTCGAGCGATGCGTGACGCGAGAGCAGCTCTCCAAGCTCACGGCGCCGTCAGACAGGATGATGTCCTTACGGTCAATCGTCTCGCTCACCGGACGCTGCTTCAAAGGATGGTAGTAGACCTTCTTATACGCCTCTCCACCCAAACCTAAAGAAAAGAACATCCGGTCCGTGTCAGGGTAATACTCAGGCGCACCAGTGGTAAGGTAATAATTAAAGTCATTCTCAAGGGCATTCGACTCTGCATCCATCTGCTCGGTCTGATCGCCCTCATTCTCAACCTTCACAGGGCCATCGGCTGGCAGCAACTCGCCACGGCAGCTCGCCTGAAACCGCATCACAGCCTCAAGCAGCAAAGGATGATGAACAACCGAGATGCCCTCCATGCCGGGCTCATCATGCGGCTGCTCAAGCTTCACGCCCAATAAATCAATGCCGGTGACAATGTCCTTAAGTCTTTCCTCCTGACGCGTGATGTCATCCCTAACCAGACGCATAATTGCATCAGAAACAGATACAAGCTCACCGGAGTTAATGTGGAAGGCTAGGTTCTCGTCGTGATCCGACGCCGCATTTGGATCAATGTCTTTCTGAACCGGATTAAAATTAATCTCTACCCCTCCACCGGGTAGCTCTAACGTAACAATATTATCTCCGGGCGGAGGTGTAACTGCATCCAGACTTCCGAGGTCCACCGGCTCTGGCAAAGGCTGCGCGCCAGATGCAGGGTTTAATCTCATGGTTCTAAAATCAGTAGCCATATTAAATCCTCAAAGCCAACAACAATTACCACACATGCCGCGCAACTCAAAACTCACTTGGTGCAGTTCTGCAAATTTGCAGAGCTGCTCGCCCTACTCAGTGAGGTCCGTGGCCCAAACAACTTAAAAAGCTCTCCAGTTCTTTGCGAGCATCACAATAAGCCATCTGCAAATACATAATCTCACCGAAATCACTAGAACTCGCCCGCTCAATCCTAATGCTCACCTCATTATCAAAACTCAACAAAACATCCTCAATAAACGACCGCCCATCAATACTCGATATAAAATCCATCTGTTTAAACTCAGCCTTCGGGAGCTTTGAAACCATCAACCTACACCGTATAAATAGGAGAAGAAACCTTGCGATGCAGCGCCTCATTCTTAATCTGAACCGCTATATCCTCCGCACGGTTCAAATAACCATGCCTGCGTAAATACCCCAAACCCTGCGTAAACGCGTCAACCAAATCATCATGCTTCCCCTTGGGAAACGTAGAACACTGATTAATCAATAAATCCGCAAAATCACGATCCGGAGCATAAACCGTCCCATTCGCAAGGATCGGACTAATCGCATGAGCCCGCGCAACCTTGTCCAAATTCCCCGGATTAACCAACTCACAATTCCAACTGGAATTCCTGTTCAACCGCTGGATCTCCTGCCCAACAGTTATACCATTCGCCTTCGCCTCAACAATTAACTTGTTCGCCTTAAACTTCTCACACAAATGCATCAAATGCTCAACCAAACCCCAACTCATCATCCGACGCCTACGAAACATGCTCTCCGACTCCCCAACCTGGGGAACTAACTCAGGACCATGCAACGGCACCCGGTAATTCGCCACATACATAACCATAACCTTCGGCAACGTATCCCGGTCATCAATCAAATCATGCCGAACACCCTGACGCGTCAATAATGCCTTCGCAGATAAACCAGCCTTCTGCCAAATACCCAATACAACAACACCACTCGCATCATTCTCCTGCTTCTCACCATACGCAGGATCACAACTCACCAATACATAATCCATATCAGGATATACCCCAGCCGTCGAATGACCATTCGCAGCCGCCTCCTCAGCATCATACAATATAAAATGATCCCTCGGTAATATCCCGCCACCCCGAGGCGTCGGAGCCATCTGAAACTGAGACGCAACAGCCCAACGGCCCATAACAGCCTTGTCCCGCTCTACAGTCTCACGATTAAACCTCTCAGGAAATAAAAGCTCCCCAGCCTCCCTACGCCAGTCACTAAATCCTATCTCAGTCTCACAATGACGGTCAGGGTCATACTCCATAGGCAAACATAAATGCACATACGGCAAACCCTTATCCAATATCACCCCAGTAATATCCTCCTCATGCAGCCGCTGTTGCACATTAACAATAGCACTAGGAGGCTCCCCATTGGGGCCCACACCCGGCCTATTCAACCGCGTCGGAGCAGCTTCTAGAAACCAATTGATTGTAGACTCACGCTCGGCATCCGACATGGCCCCGGTCACGGAATTAATGTCATCGAGCCACAGTATGTCCCCTCTCGCTCCGGTCACGCTATTCGCGGCGCATGCCTCCACCCAACCGGTCCCCTCAAGCTCGAATTTGATCTTGGAGTTTTGATCTGATGACACCGGGGTGGGCCAATTCGTTTGAAACCAATCACTTAGCACGAGTCGCCTTGTCTTTACGACGTCACGGATGGCTAGGCTTTGGCTATGCGATACACGCAAGAATCTAATGTCTGGCCTTTGCTTTGGGCCTATCAACCAAGCATTGTAAAAGACCGATAGCAGACTCTTCATATGGCCGGGAGGAATGTTAATGCAGAGTCGCGTTATCTCGCCAGCATGCTCGCCGCCAAGGATATGCTCCAAGTGGAAAGCCATAGCGTCTATATGGCGCCCATGCTGATAAGGGATCGCTGGTTCTAATACGCTCCAGGCTTGGCGAATAAACTCTGTCAGGCTTTGCTCTGCCGACTCTTTCAATGAAAGGCTTTGTGCTCGCGCTGTCATAGCGTCAAGCCAATTCAGATCCCGCTGAGATAATGTAGATAGGTCTATCTGCTCCAGGATCTCACGCAGATCACTCAGTCCGCTCATGACTCTGTTTCTTCGCCCAGACCGTAACTGCCGTCATCTTGCTTTGTCAGTAGCAGCCGCTCTTTTATCGCCTCTATAAGATCACTAGCGGTTGTGAACTGCTCGCCTTCCTTTAGCGTCCTTCTCTCACTCCGCTCTATAATAAAGCCTTCTAAATGCGCTAGATCCTTCAATGCTTTCTGCTTTAACTCTGGTTTAATTGTCTTATGGTCTATATCTGCGAAGGCTAACCAAGCCATATGCAGTTTTATTCTCTCTCTATCATCTAAACCGTCATTCTGTAGCTGTTCTCTTAATTCAGCTATTCGGTTCGCTACTCTGGCATATCCTGACATGCGATACGGCGCCCCATTGTCTTTCTTATATCCAGCGTCAACGTAAGCTCGATATGGTGGCTTTTTGTTTATAACTATCTCTTGGCAGAAACGCTCTTGTCTTTGGTTAGAGAGAGGAGGCATCTTTTAAGCTCTGCGGTTGGTTTACCCTTTCCCAAAATATTACCCTAAATAGTTTCTAAAATCTATCCTCTGAAACGTCTGCGCAATAACGCGCCTTTACCGTTTCCGGCGCCTGAGTATTACCGCTGGCAGTTTGGACGGTTAAAGGCTTTAACTTGCCTATCTCGTATATCAGATTGTCCATATCCGTCGTGCTAGGCAAAGAGTCGATCGACTCGCTGATGCGCGCCAGGCTTGCGCTAATGCTTTCCAAAATCTCGCATATTTCTTCAAACTGCCGCTCAGTCATCAGATTCCCTTACCCAAAATAAAAAATATTATCTCGCCCATTATATCAATAAACAAACCATAATCAATACTAAAATCAACTGCTTATCCTTTATCTGTTATTATGCTGCGACATCCTGCCGCATTATATGCTTCAACGAAAGCCATCAACGGAGTTGACAGAATTAACGGGAAGGCGCACTCTACAACCATCGAAGCACCAACAAGGGATCTAGCAATATGAACACTCAGCAAATGGAACGGGCTATTATCGCAACAATAGTCGAGTCTGCATTAGAGCAAGGCTATGGCGTCCGACATAATGACGGAGAAGAAAACACAGTAACCGTCTATCCTATCAATATGGACAGCCATTATCTAGCAGCTACAGGCGGCGTCAAAAACGATACGCAAGAAATGGTCGCCAAGATTCTCGCAGAAATCCATGCGGCGGATGAAGAATATCTAATTATCCTTGACCAAGCCAATAAGAAAAAAATTGGTTCAATATACCTTGTCTACGGAAATGACGGCCATGATGTCATTTGTGATCATACTGACAATGAAATCATGACTGGCATTGTTCAGAATGCCAATGCTCTAGCAGACACCTATTGCCTAGCTGACAATATGTAAAACTATGGGCGCCCGAATAGGGCGCTCTATCCCTTCCCCTAACTAACCAGGAATTGACGCCATGAATATTCAAGAGATTAAACAAGCCTTCAATGCCATTGCTACCGCAGAAATGCGCGACCATGCCGCCAAAGCCTATGCTCGATGGGGCGCCGCTCGCCTTTATGTCATCGTAACCGATAAAACGGCCGCCAAGGCTGTCCATAAGGCTGGTTATGAATTGCGCCAGGCTTATGGTCTTACAACCCGCAAATGCGCGTATTATGTCGGATACCAAAATTTCGACGTAGAAACTCCAGCCAAAGCACTCGCTATTGCTGCCGCTCTGAACAATGCCGGAGTCCAATGCTACGTTGACGCTTACGGCGATTAATAGAGGCGCCTAGCGCGCCTCTTTCCCCTCTCTCTACTAACCAGGAATAAACGCCATGCAATCCGTCAATATCATTCAGACCATCGTCTTTACCGTAGCAGCAACCCTATTCGTGCCGCTAATGTCTTTTGCCGCTCTTTGGTTTTTAATCTAATCGGAGTCACGACCATGCTGCTTGTGGATATGTCAACGATATGGATAGTTTTTGTTGGGCTATTCATTGTCACCAACCCGCTATTGGCTTGGCAGATAGCCAAGGGCCTACTGTTTTTAGGCTGCATAATTGCGCCGCTCTTTGTGCTGTTTAATCTGAATGATTTTTCTGCATGGGCTGCCATCTTAATCGCTTTTGTCTGCATGGCATTGCTATCAATGCTTTACCCGGAATTATTCAACTAACCAGGAGTCACGCTTATGCCTACAATCAAAATCCAAATCCGTAATATCTACGGAGATGAAAAAATCTATCCTATCTGCGACACGGCCAAGGCGCTTGCCAGGCTTGCAGGAACTAAGACCATTACGCCCGGAGCATATGAAATCATAAAATCACTAGGCTATTCAGTTGAACTAGTGACGGCACCTAACACGTTTAAACTATAATAAACAATACCTTAACACCAATCTGGAGTCAATGTCATGTCATCCATCAATAAAGATGATCTTATACAAGCCTTGCATGCTTTCGTATCAAAGCGGCCGGGATTAGATCCCCGTGATTATATCAGCGACTATAGGGACATAGAAGGGCGCCGGGCCTATCGGTCTGAATCCCGATCTATCACTAAAGACCTGCATATAGCGCAAGCCTTAATCGACGCTGTTTCCAGGTCTGGCATTAGTGCGGACGATATTGTTGATGCGGCAAAGCGCAATTTTTCCGGGCGCCTTGAGATCACGACCAATGATAAAGGCGCTGTAGTCTTAGATTATTGCGTGGGACAGTATTACCCTACTGAATATCGCAAGGCTGTTTCTGCCGTCATGAGAGGCGCGCTATGGGCCTACTGGCGGGACCAATGCGGATGCGACTCTTATGAAAAGATCAAAGAGACGGCAAAGCGGCAATTCAGAAATCGCGCAATTGTAGCCTCATTCATTTAACCAAATAGGGATCTCTAACCATGTCCATTTTGCAATTCATCCTTGACCAATCACCAGAACAAAGAGTCGGCCTTAGTTTGCTTTTCTTTGGCTTGGCTCTCGTTTTCGCAAGCGGGTTGCTTGCGTTTATTTCCGTCACAGAAAAATAGGGATCTTTAGCCATGACAAAAACTACCAAAGAACAGCGCGCTGCCATGTTTGCCCTGTATCAGCGCGCCAGGAATTGCCGCAATCCAACTAGCGCGACGTATAGGCAATTCCGGCGCCGCTTCGTGCAAGGATTTGATTGCCTCATGATTAACATTTGGGGACAATGGCTAGGCATAGAACGCGACGGATATATCCACAGTTAGGCTTGAACAATCCAGCCAACTAACAGTTGACGCGACTAATAACAATTGATAACATTCTTGCGTCAACTCTAACTAACATTCTGGAGTCTCGCTATGTTCACACTTATCAATCTAGAATCTCAAGAAACGCTAGAATCTCGCATTACATTTGAGGACGGTAAAAGGGCTAGTCGTGCCGCTCGTTTGCTAACGCTAAAGGTTGGGCGCCGCTTCCAGGTGCGCAAAATAGAATTAAAAACGGAAACGGAATCTAATTGGCAGGATAGGGAAAAATCTAGATTTGACTTTGGAGAGTATAAGCCATTGCAGAAAAGACTCCAGGCTTTATCCTTTGATAATTTCCCACTACACTTTGCGCATATCGCAAAGAAAAAGCCTTCTCTAATTGCCTATACTAAAGATGCTCTAAAGGGTGCCGCTGATAAGCAAAGCCTTATCTCTATTCAAGGCTATGTCAAACTATTGATTGACGCTGGAGCGATTCAAGAGACTGAAGCGCAAGAAATCATCAGCGCGCAATTTGCCCATGCAAGCGCGCTAGAGTCGGAGTTGAAATTCGCCTATAGTGAGGACGATATAGAAGCGGTCTATACCAATTACGACGAAAACGCCCGATCTGTCGGCGTTTCCTGCATGAGATACTATGAAGAGCATTGGGCAAGAGTAGAAGGCAATTATTATCATCCTGTAAGAGTATATGGCGCCGGGGATCTTGCCGTCGCATACCTCACCAATGATGACGGCCAAACTATCGCAAGGGCGCTTTGTTGGCCGGAGAAAAAACTATATTCTCGCGTCTACGCTGACACTGATATTTTGCACAATCTGCTACAGGCGGCCGGGTATAATAAGAGCCGTTATTACTCTCATGAATATAAATCTATAGATGGCGCCCGTTTGCTTCGTGTCATTAATGATAATGACAATCTAGTTTGCCCATATTTGGACGAGTCGGGCCATATTACTGATATGACCGATTATTTGATAATAGATAGAACAGGTTTTAACGCGCAAAAGACTGAAGGCGAAGTCCCATTACGAGGGGAATTTACATGCGATTCGTGCAACGATAATTTTGACACTGATGAAGATTTTAGAGAAGTCTACACAAATGCGAGCAGGACTCGCAGTCAAAATTGGTGCGGATATTGCCGGAATGGTTATTCTTTCTATTGCCAAGGGACACAAGAATATTATTCGGAAACAGTAGATCACACTTTTGTTGATGAAGAATGCTACCTTTCCATATATGTCGAAAGAAACGCCAACTATTGCGAATATTACGAGCAATATTCATTCGATGATCTTCACACAGTAATAATTGATGATGAAGGTAACACTCAACTATGGTCATATGGCGCGCTAGAAATGCACTCGTATGAATATAATAATAAAATCTATGCCAATGAAGTGGAGCATACTAAGGTTGTAGTTGAAAGGGCTAAAACTGTTAATAATAAATATAGGGCTATTTGCTGGTATTATGACCTTGTTGAAATGGTCCCCAATTTTATCATAGATGAAGATGAAATCGAGATATTCGAGCATGATGGCAAGAAATATCTAAAGGGCTATCTAGATCATTACCCTGTAACACGCGAGCGCTTTGACATTGCGCCGGAAACAGCAAACGCGCATGAGCATTATGCAATTGCAGCCGAATAATTACCTAACCAGGAACAAGCGCCATGTCCTATTCAATAGTAAAGCACAATACAAACGCAGCCCTAAAAGAATTAATCGAAATGCTAGGAACACGACGAGTCGCCAATAGTCGGACAGAAAAGAGATTCATTGCTACCTATATCGACTCTTTGCCGGGCATGCAGATTGATGGATTCGGGAATAGATATATCACAGTTGGCGGCAATGCCGCGCCGCCAATTTTGTGGACTAGTCACACTGATTCCGTTCACTCATACGCTGGCAATCAATCCATCATTATAGATAATAATCATGTCAGGCTTGCGCCTATAGAAATCGCCTCAAATTGCCTTGGCGCAGATGATGCTACAGGCGTATGGCTTATGCGCCATATGATAAAGCGCCAGATTCCCGGCCATTATATCTTTCACAGATTAGAAGAGTCTGGCGGCCTAGGTTCTAGTCATATCGCCAAGCATGAGCGCCATTTACTGGACGGCATTCAGATAGCCATTGCGCTGGACAGAAAGGGCTATAGCAGCGTCATAACCAGGCAAGAGCATATATGCGCCTCTAACGCTTTTGCGCTGTCTATCGCCTCGCAATTGCCCGGCAGCTACGAGCCTGATGATACCGGCCTCTTTACTGATACAGCAAATTATACTGATATTATCCCCGAATGCTCTAATCTGTCGGTCGGTTATAGCGGCGCCCATAGTCGTGCAGAGTCTCAGGATATAGGCTTTGCTGTCGATCTATTAGACTCGTTATGCTCTCTGGACGTTTCCAGGCTTGTAATCGAGCGGGATCCAAACACCAAAGACTCATGGTCTGATTATTATTCTGAGGACGATAATTGGCTTTATGACTCGCCATTAGATGGGCGCAAGTCATCCACTGGCGCCTATGATTACGAGTCTTTGCTGTCCCTATGCCTATCTAGGCCGGATGCTGTCGCAGACTATCTAGAGCAATTTGGAGTCTCTACAGCCGATATTTTAGGCTATTAATAAAAGACGGCCGCCAAGTGAACCTGGCGGCCGCTAGTCTATTCTGGAGAAAAGACGAAAAGAATCGCCTCTTGAATAAATATCAATCAATCCAAGGCTTGGCAATGTAATCATGATTTTTAGAACACCCATGGGGAAGATTCCCCGTCAACCGGGGATAGCGCACCGGGACAATGTAAAAGCTGGCGCGACATGGCGCCAGTAATAGGCAAGAAAAGACTCTTATCGGAATCCCCATGGGGTTGAGGCATGCTCCGATTAATAAGAGTAAACGCTATCACTAACCAACAAACTAGGAGTAAAGACCAATGAAAAAACTTGTAGCTGTCGCGCTTGTATTAGGCGCCACAAACGGCCCGGCGCACTCATGGGAGCAATACCAATATCAACAGATCCCACAAACCAGCCGCCAAGGTTGGCAGGAACAGCAATCTATGACGGGATCTTATTACCAACAGATTCCGCAGACTCATGGAAATCAGACCGCTTGCGAATACCGAAACGGCCAGCGCGTTTGCTGGACTGAATAATTTACATAGAAAAAAAGCATGCTTATTTTGCGTCAGAAAAAGCATGCTTATTTTGCATAGAAAAAAGCATGCTTATTTTGGAGATAGAGCAATGACAAAATATCGTTTTGCAGGTCTTAGTAATCGGTTTGATAATTATCACGACTATGATTTTAACACGGATAACCCAAATGAGTATTGGGTTTTAACTTACGTTGAAGGCAAACGTCGATGGTATGCAATGTCCCATATATCTGATGACAATCAATCCATGTTCGAGGAGGGTCGAGAAGGGACACGCGAAGAAATAGCAAAGCTACTCGAAGCAATGCCTGTAAATGCACTACCCGCAGAGGCTTATCTATATGGATTTTGCCAATAAAAAAGCATGCTTATTTTGGAGATAAAACAATGAGACACAGAAACGATAGTAGCGGCGACATTACCTATACATTTGAGGAACTACGCCCATACAAAGATCATATGCTATTCGTTGAGGGAGAGGCAGAAATAAGTTGGGAGGTAGATGACGGGGACGCTTACAGCGGATGCCCCGGCGGCATTATTTATTCTGTCAACAGTATCGTTATATACAACATTAAAAAGGGAGAGTCGCCGCTTAATTTAGACGGTTCCAATCCCCTCTATGGTCTTATAGAAGATGCGCTTCTCAATAGGTATGAAGATTCAATCCTTAGAGAAATAGAAGACTCCAGACCGTTAGGCCCGGAGTTTATGTAATACAATAGCAGGATATGGAAATGCCAAAATACCTTGTTACAGCAACAGGATGTATTAAAAAATCCTCGCCTCAATTAAGGGAGTATTTAGTAGACGCCATTGACAAGGATGAGGCGCAAGAAATAGTTACTGAAATCTTGCGCCTTGTAGACAATATGGACGACATAAATATAAAGTCCATACGCGCAGAAATGAAATCTTAACTAACAAAAGCATGCTTTTTTGTGAGTAAGAAAGCATGCTTATTCCTTAACGATCAAATCTGTAACTAAAAAAGCATGCTTATTTTGCGTCAGAAAAAGCATGCTTATTTTCATTGAGTAAATTGCATCAGAAAAAGCATGCTTATTTATCTGATCTCCATCAGATTGCCAAAAGCCCTAATCTTCTCACGTTTGTTCTTTTTCTTGGCCCATGCGATGTTTCTTGACTTAATGAAGTTGAGGACGGTCTGGGTTGGATAGGTTTCATAGTCAACCAATCCCTGCGGCCATACACCAAACTTCTCTTTGTATTTGTGGCTGCACCAGCCTCGCTGATAATTACGCTCCTTGGCGTAATACAAAAGACCTGACCAGAACTCTTGCTTTTCGGCTCTGGTGGATAGGGCTATTTTACCGTTGCGGCCATGCTCCACAAGATCCCCGTCTATGTAGATCACATTGCTGGAATGCTTTGGCGCAAACCCACAAGATGGGCACTCGTTCTCTTTAGGCAGCTTTAGGAACTGGCAGGATGGACATGGAGTTAGTTTGCGCTCACGCTTCTTACGCTCTGCAACGCGCTTCTCCTCTGCGGGTTTATCAGAGAAGTCGAAATACTCAATTTGATCAGGCAAACCCATCCGTATGCCATTGTCACTGTGATCGAGGATCAAACAATCCGCTTTACCCTCACACTTTCTCAGGCCCCTGCCAACGATCTGAACATACAACATCTCGCTCTTTGTTGGCCTAGCGATGATAAGGCACGAAACAAACGGCGCATCTACGCCTGTCGTCATTGTGCCAACATTGCAGATAATCTTTATCTCCCCATAACGGAGTTTATCTACCAAATCTTCGCGCTCTTTAACGGGTGTCTCAGCATCAATGTAAGCCGCCGGAATGCCAGCCTGTATGAATTGGCTCTGCAATGCCCTCGCATGAGAACAGTCAACGGCAAAGCAAAACGTGGGTCTGTCCTCACCGCGCTTCATCCAAGTTGTCACAACATCCGCGACAAGCTCGGGCTTGTTCATGGCTGATGCAAGCTGATCTGTTTGATAATCACCAGCAATGATCTTAACTTCCGAAAGATCGGGGCTGGATGGGGCAAAGTATCTAAAATTGGATAAATAGCCCTCGTCGATTAGCTTCTTTGGCGTCGAGACAATAATCATTTTGTCCCATATGGCGCCCATGCCTTTTGCCCAGGGCGTTGCTGACAAACCAATGAATGTAGAGTTGGGGGACTCTAGCATCCATCTAGTATGAACAACGCTTTTCTTATGGCATTCGTCGAAGATAATAATATCAGCTTCCGGCAATTTCTTTCTGCGCGCTAATGTATCAATCGACGCTATTTGAACGGGCATAGAATAATCAGTCAGTATGTGGTTGCCCTGTATGACTGACATTTCACGCTCATCTATGCCAGCATTGACAAACGCCTTCCACGTTTGATTGATCAAAGAAATAAAGGGAACGACAAAGCAAACCCTCTTATTCTTTGATCTGGCTAGGGCAAATATCTCAGACGCAATACGGGTCTTGCCTGAACCCGTAGGCGCCGACAAAACTGGTTTTAATTTCTCGCTTAGTGCTAGACGTAGTTGTTCAATCGCCTCTTTTTGATATGGGCGTAATTCTCCAGACATTTTTTATTCCTTATTCATCATTATCAGGTGCTTCGTTACCCCAAACGGACCATCCGTCCCTCTTGTTTCTTGCGTTTAATTCTACCTTTGGAACATTAGGATAATAGCTCTCGATTAACTCGTAAACCTTATGCGGCTTCTCAGAGTGCTTCCCAACAGGCGCATCCATAACAGACCACCACTGGCCGCCAGGCGCCGGTGCAGGGATGTTACCCTTTGTTCCAACCAATAATAACTCATGTTTGTTACGAAACCAATAGCCAGTTCCGGGTCTATCCTTATTCCATATAAGATGAGACTTATACTTAAACCCCCAAGAGTGCATAACCCTTAAAGCATCTGGTAACATAGGGACTGTCGCCCACAAAAACAATACACAGTCCTGCGCAGCAATAGAGGGGACATTCCTTAATGCTATTTCTTCAGTTGTGCTCGTTGGGTAATGGTTCTCAGCCGATCTATCCTTGCCGTCCTCTGAGTAAGTTTCAAACTTCCACTCAGGGTCAGCATAGATAACGCCGTATCTTCTATTTGGTAATGCTTTTTGTTTGGCGGCTAACTCGCGTTCCTTTTTTTCTCTGGCAACTTTCTTAATATCTACGGCTGGTTTTTTAGATTCTAAAACTTTCTTTTGATCTTGCTCTGGGAGTTTAGCTATCTTTTCAGCAACAGATACAGTCAAGTCTCCGCTATCAACCGCTTTAATTAATTCTTCATTACCTGTATCTATTACCTTTCTAGCACTTGAAACTGAACGAGTTGATACATTTAATTTTTTAGCTGCCTCGGATTGAGAAATGCTGCTCTGCAAATTTGCAGAGCTGCTCGTATTATGTTGATTGGCGCCAGTGCCGCCAGGCTTCATATAAGCAATACGTCCAGCAATCATGCTGCGCTGGGACTCGCTCAAATGTCTGCGTGATAAATTCTTTGAAACAACAAATGAAAGAGGATCGTTCCCCTCATAATCAATAAAATGAGGCTCTATCCCTAATTGTTCGCAAGCTCTGTATCTATTACGACCATCTAAGATTCTATTCTGATAAATAGTAATCGGCTCAACTAAACCGTTTTTCTGCATGTCCACCAATAACTGATAGAAATCAACCCTTCCCATTGGTGGGAATAGTAAAGCCAGATCGTGAATTTCGTAAGCGTAGTCAGTCATATCTTTTCCCCTTTTTCTTTATCAAAACAATACTGGCATAGCCATCTTTCTACGCCCTCTGGATTAAACTTTGTGCGCCGATCATGCCCGACTCCTAATGTCGCAAGGCTTGTGCATTTGCAGTATCGCGCAGTTGAACCCTTCTCAGCTTCTTCATTGTTCTTTTGTTTAGCAGTTTTCTTTTGCATCATTATTCATCGTTTTCTGTCGGCAATTCGGATGACTCAAGATTATATGTCCCTACCTTACCCTTGCGTCGTATCTCCTCCTCAGAAGGAGCGTTCACTTTAATTAACGGCCTTTTAATTTCCTTTGCATATTTTTTTATCGCGGGTGCATATACCCTTCTGTATTCAGCAAACTCTAATGCAATCTCTCTGTATTTTGACTCCGCTGATTTTCTTGCTGATATGCTTTCCTCGTAAAACTTTTCCGCTGCTAATGCTCTTGCCTCAAGCTCTCCTATGGCGTCTGCAATATCCTTTTTATTTTGTAGATATAGCTTCTGCCTCATTGCGTTGTATTTCGGCATATTACCCTTGATAGCAATATACGATCTTTCGCCAACAGCAAATTGATACGGGCTAATTTCCAAAGGGCCGAGAACATACATTTTAGATTTTTCCAGATTTGTCATTTTCCCTCCAATACCTTACGAGCTTGGCGTAGGTCGCCAACAGTTCCAGATGCAGATGCCGTATCGCTAACGTCATCGGGTATCTGTTGTGCATAGTAGGCGAATGGCTTTAACGCTGCCTCTAGTTTACGAATGCGGATTTGCAATGCAATTATAGCATCGTCACCGAAATCTAAGCGGAAAAGCAAATCTGAATAGTCAGTCATTCTCCGCTCTCCAAATCTGATTTTTCCTCAAGATGCTGCAAGATATCCTCACCCTCTCTAATCAAAGAATCTGGTATCTCTGTTGTCATTGTCAGTTCATTGCGTTTTGCTTCCGGCGAACTGCCGTATTTGAACAGTCTCTCCATCCAATATTCTAACAGCGCAATGCGTCTTGACATTCGTTTGCGGTTCCAGAGATAGGTATCGCACTCGAATTTTAGTTGATGTTCTAATTCCACGATCCTCTTTGCTTGCGCCTCTAAGGAATCCGCCGCATCGCATTCAGCTTCAGCATCGCCCCATGTGGTTCTTAGTCGGCTCACAATGTCTGAATAGTCAGTCAAGTCTCTTACCTCTCAAGACTGCCTTGGAAGACTGAATGGCCTTTTCCAAAGGAACCTCATATTTGTCAGATACAAAATAGTTTAGGCATTTAACCAAATCCGACCGCTCTTTAGCGTATATCTCAACTGAATTGCGTAAAGCTTGTAGCTGCCGATCTTTGTCTTTCAACATGCGTTGAAGTTTTTCAATATGGCCCTCAAACCGGTCATTGGTCATTTGCTCTCCAATACCTTACGGGCTTGACGTAGGTTTCCGATGATTATACGAAACGCTATAGACATGTCATCGCTGCCAAGATGAAGCTCGCTGGCATCAGCAAATGGCTTTAGTGCAGCCTCAAGGTCACGGATGTAACTGACTCTGGCCTCATTAAGTTTTAGAAAATACAAAGCCCGCACGCAGATGTTTGCGTCTCTGTCTCTGCCCTCAGTCTGAAGGCGCCGGACTAGGTCAACCAGCTCTGAGCAATCATTTTTCTTCATCGCCAAGCTCCGATGGTGCCTGAGCGATCAAACGCTGGGTGAACATCCACTGCTCTTTTGCCTTAATAATATCGCCAAGAGCCTTCTCAAGCTCGGCAATCCTCTTGTCGCAGTCTGAGATAACCTTGTCTTGAGCGTCTATCATTTCATCTAATAGCTCAATATGATCAGCCGCCTCGCCAAGCATTTTATGGCCGGTAGTGGTATGACCGAGGCGCAGCTTTTCAATCAGTGAAAGAGGAGTGGTCATTCGTCCTCCGGCAAGTCAGATGGAGCCCGATGGTGAAGGCCCGATTTGAGACCACGGTTATACTCAGCAACCGAGGTTATCTCACAGCAATCGTCATCCTCATCGGATTCTTCCGAAATGATGCTGTCCAGCTTCAAACTAATATCGCCAAGATTAACCCGTATATAACCAAGCTCTATGGCTATGCCGTTCAGCGCAGATAATAGCGCATCAAATTGCTTATCATTCATTTTTTACTCCAATCTAATTCTGCTTTAGCTTTATCTATCCATTTGTCTTGAATGATTGATGCTTTTGCTTTTGGATGAGATGCGCTTACGTTATCAATGATGTCTTTTATAACATTGCGCAAACCCATTATTCTTGCGCTTTCCTTATGACACTGAACTATTTCTGTTGCCATTCTATCAGCACGCAAATGTCTTATCATTTTATCTTGCGCTTCTAATAAGTCTAAGACGTTTTGGCATAGCTCGGCATCTTGCAATGCAGACTTGTCATCCTTTCTTTCTTTTAAACGATGAATTAGGTTTCTAAGTTTTGGGTATGGTTGATTTTTAGTCATTGAACATAATTGATCGGTTAGTGTTTTTTGGCTCATAGGATTTAACGCATGCTTTTATGCCTAACTCAATAAGTTGATAACCCGTCAATGTGGCGCTTGGGTTGTAATCCCTTGACACAACACCGCGCAAACGGGCTGCGACTCTCGGCGGCATAGCGGAGATCATTTGATTGGTGACATCTGGGCGCCTTATCCCCGTGTCCTCGTCATACGCCATATGCCATTTGAATATTGCATTCGGGAAAACGCAGACATTTGAATAGCTAAGCGATAACGTGCAAGCAGATCGGCAAGATCCAGCAACCTTAATCTTTTTCCCACTAATGTAATACCGAAAAGCAGCCTCTTTGTAAGAGCTAACATAACCACCGCCATCACTGGTGATTACAATCTCTTGGGCATACGGGGGTGGGTTCAGGAATTGGCTCATCTTATTCTCCATATTACTATTGTTTCTTATGAACGTATCTATACACACTTTGATGATTAGTGCAAGTAGAAGATAACATTTTATTGCTTAGCGTCTTGCAGGTATTTACTAACGTTTACTGATGCAGGATCAACTATTCTTACCTTGGAAGCAGCGCCAAACTTGCCCAAACGCTTGTTCCTAAACTTAGAAGCCGTCTGACATCTACGAGATTTGTTTCTTCCATCCGATTCTGGATACCTGCTATCCAGTTCTTTCAACGTGAGCATGTCGTCAGAAATTCTGGGCATCTTGGAACTCTCTCTTACAAATTAGGTCATCAATCCAGCCAGCATACGGGGGCCAATCGACTCCCCATTCAGCCAGCTTGGCCCTCTTCCAACCACCCGGGCCAGTCCGGGCTGCCAGTATCTCTTCGTAGGTAGGAGCATCCCCAAACATCCGGGCATGTTCTGCGATTTCCCGGTATTTTGCCGCCCTTCGTCTGGCAGCCCTACTCAGTCTCTTCTTAGCCATATTAATCCTCGGTTATGTTGGAGGGTTCAGTTTTCTGATGTCACACCTATCCCCCTTGATGGGGGACAGGCGTGGGTCATGTTGGATGGGACGAGCCATTCCGAGAGGACACACACAGGTAAGCGGGTGGGCAAGAATCTAATCCTGACGGTCTGGTGGGCAGCATTTACCAGACCTTAACCGCTGCTATCTCATCTGCCGGTGACGACGCATACCACCTGTCGATATTGCGCCGCTGACGTAGTCTTTCAGTCTCTTCGTGTGGAATTGGTTTAACGCCACAACTCAGGGCGCTTCCCTCGCTTAATCCCCTTCACCATGCGACTTTCAGTCCACAGTTACTACGGGCCTCAAAAGGCTCAGTTATGCGAGAGGTAGGGGGTAAAGGCAGACTAGCTCATGCTAAGACTTTTGCTCCATCTTCTTCAGTTTTTTAAGATACTCAGACACGAGTCTGGCATGCGCGAGGTGCTTCTCGACGCAATACAGATAGCCATCGGTGTCGAAGATGTCGTAATGATGCTGCGCCAGAGCGTAGAACTCGGCGGCCAAGCGCATATTACTAAGAATGTCGGCGTCTAGCGCAACACACTCTTGAGATCGGATAAGATTTGGGATATTTGTTGATTTAGTAGTCATGGCGAAGTCTCTCGCTGTGGCTGGTCATGGCGGTCCTCATCATCAACGCTGTGATAGTTTTGGGAGCCGGCAAGCTCGCCAAGACACCTATAAACCCCGCATCGCAGGGATTTGTCAAGGCCCGCGTTCCCCTAAGATCGCGGGTCTTTTCTTTTACCTATTAATTTTCTGCCGATTAGACTGTGCCATTTTGAGACACTTATCAGTTAATTCAGCAACCTGGTGTGTCACCCTTTCATCATCGCAGAGCAATAGTTGAACCCTGCTTAATGAATTAATGATTGAGGAATGGTTCCTCTTAAAAAGGCGCCCCAGATCAGACTTGCTGTAACCGCACATTTTATGGGTCAAATATATAGCCAACTGCCTTGGCTCAACGTGTTGCGCGTAGGTCGAGTAAGCAGACATAAAACTCTTGTCTACATTGAAATACTCAGACACAACAGTTTGAATAATTTCAGGAGTGACTATTGTTGGGAACCTATCTCTCTCAGGAACCAATGCCCTGAGTCGGTCGATCTCCTTTAATAGCTCGGCGGTCTTGTCTGCTCTTCTAACTTTTCTCATTTTCTCTTCTCTTTTCTTGGGGCATACATAACTTTCACGCAATACTCGCAGTATGGCGTTGGCGAATTTAAGGGAACATCGGCGCCACAATATTTGTAAGACGACAATCTAGGCTCCCCGACAATGTATCGGCACGATCTACTGGTTAATTGCACAAGAGTTAGTTTCTTAGGGTTTGGGTGGTGCCAGTAATTTATTTTCTCCCACCAATTTCCAGTTAGCTCCTTTGTTTTATCTGATGTGATAATCGCCTTTTCTTTAGATGATGCGCGACAAACTGTATGCTTATCTCTTTCTGGAAGACCAAATGTTTTTGCCGCGCGTGCAATTGAACTGCTTGAGCATTGAAGCTGATAACCAATGTCAGCTACGGGAAGGTTTTTATCCCATAATTCATTGAGTAATTTGCGCCTTTCAGCGTTCCAAAAATCATACGGCTTTCCAGTTTTAGGATTAATCCCGCCTTTTCTAAGAGGGATTTTTTCCCTATTAGCTTTGCCAATGACCATGTTTCGAGTGCATTCAATATTAAATTTAGCTGATATTTGCTCAGCAATGTCAGTCGCTGAGTAAAGACCAGATTTAGCTTGCTCTCTCAGGTATTGGATAGCTTCACTCGTCCATCGAAATGTTTGCATTGTTATTTTCTCCAGTTGCTTCTCTTGTTTTTATCTTTAGAAATGCAAGTGCATGACGAACATCATCAACGCTACGAACGACAGGGCAATGATGCCCCAGACTGTTAAGAAGACCGTGAACCAGTATCTGATTCGATGATACTCTTCCCTTATCTGATTTGACCTCGAGCCACAGGACGCGACCTTCCGGCAATACCACACAGAGATCGGGTGCTCCTGGCAGGAGTCCGGCAACTGCATTAGCTGGCCGTCCAGAGGCCGTTCGTTGGGAGCCGTTTGGAATTGCGAAGACCACGGAATTTGGGATGACCGCACGAAGATACTCCACGATTGATTTTTGGATTGACGCCTCAACTTGCTTTCTCATTACTTTCTTTCAGCGTTTTGCATAAAAGGTATCAGAGCAGCTCTGCAAATTTGCAGAACTGCTATTTGCATGTATGTAGACAGCGCATAACACAGCAATTCTTACACAATACTTTCAACAAATAGTTTAGTCAATAGTAAAATAACATTTGACAAAAAGATAACTGTTATCATATAACATTTTTGCATAAGGAGACAACATGACTGAAGAAACCATGATTGAACAGCGCACTCCTGAGTGGTTTGCGCAACGTGTCGGCAAGGCAACCGCTAGTCGCATACATGGCATTATAACAAGAACAAAAACTGGGTGGGGGTTCAAGCGCGCTGATTATGCGTCTGATCTTGTAATTGAATTAATGACAGGTCAACCCGCTCCATCATTCTCAAGTCCAGAAATGCAATGGGGCATAGAAAAAGAAGCAGAAGCAAGAGATGCATATAGACAAACAGTATTTGATGATGTCACTGAAGTCGGTTTTGTTATCCATCCTACTATACCTGACTCTGGCGCTAGCCCTGACGGCCTTGTTGGATCGGATGGTTTGGTTGAAATTAAATGCCCTAAAACATCAACGCACATTGAGTGCCTAACTAATGAATACATCAAGCCTGAGTATCTGACGCAGATACAATGGCAACTTGCATGCACTGGCCGTAAATGGTGTGATTTCTGTTCATACGATCCGCGTATGCCAGAAGGCTTGAGACTTTGGACAAAGCGAATTGAGCGCGATGATTTATTTATCGCTCAAACAGAGTCAATGGTTAAAGAGTTCCTCGCTGAGGTCCAAGCAACCGTTGCATTATTAAAATCAAAAATCACGGAGAAATAGTATGAAGATGTCGCCAGAGATTGCCAAGGCAATCGTAAAAGTTACGCTTGAGGTTGAAGGTCTTGTGAAAGATCAAGACAATAACTTCGCCAAGTATCGCTTTGTGTCTCACGACCAGATCAAAATGAAAGCCGGAAAGCTCATGGCTAAACATGGGCTTGTCATTGTGGCAAATGAGGTTGAGTCAGAAGTGAGGGATAAGTCACTCGCTCAGTCATTTGACTTTTGGATTTATCACGAGGAAGGGTCAGAATACGGCCCCATCCGCAGGACTGTGCAAGTTCCTGCAACCGGAGCACAATCATACGGAACTGCTTGCTCA